TGCTCTGGCCTTCTGTCTGCGCTGGCGGTGCTCCATCCGGTGCGTTTTTGCCGTTTGCCGGAGGGGTCAGATTCTCCACCTAACGGGATAGTGCTCTAGGTGTAGGGCTAGAACTTAGTAGGCTATAGCCTCCCCAGTAACCCCCTATAATCCCCCTTCTTCCCCGGATTCCGCCGGGGTCTGCTCAATTTCCAGCGGCTGCCCTTCCTGCTCCATTCTGGCATTGAGGGCATCAAGTATATAATTTTGCAAACTTTTTCCGCTGGCAACAGCTGCGGCGCGGATTGCTGCGCCTTTGCTCCGTTCCGGGCGAATCGTGATACTATCCCGGTTTGCGTTATATTTATAGCTTGCCTTTTTGTGTGCTTCTGAAACAGCCATTTTATCACCTCGCTTGTTTATTTTATTATATATTATAAGGCGAAAACCGTCTACGGTCATTTTGCACAATGCGCTCGGCTGAACCGTCTACGGTTTTTGTGAGTTTCTACAAATCGACCGAAAAGGGCTTGACTTCGTAACCGTCGACGGTTAGACTAAGGCCACAGCAAGCGCCACGGCAACCGCCGGACGCAAGCCAGTCACCCGACAGGGGAGAAAGGAGAACCGACACATGAGCGCAAATTTCTTCAAGCTGCCCGAATCCGACAAGCGGAAAATCTGGGCGGCGCTGCTCAAAGAGTGGGCAGCAAAAAAGGCCGCCAACCGGGCAAACGGTTGACAGCCTAGCAAGATGGGATTTGATCCACCAATCTTGCAATGATTTTACCACCGGCAGGCGGTAAAGTCAAGCGGATGCCCCGGCAGGGCTGCACCGCTCAAACAAAGCGGCCCCGCCCCACTACCCCGGCAGCCCGCCGGGAGAAACTGAAAAAGCAAAGGAGCAAAGAGCATGAAACTTTTGAACACTGCAAAGAAGATCACCACCGCCGCCGCACTGGCGGCCGCACTGCTGGCAGGCACCGCACCAAAGGCCGCGGCACAATGCCCCTACACCGTCGGCCCCCTGGGCCGCTACATCGCCCCGGCCATTGTGCAGGGCATGACCGCCACCGATGACGGCGCGGTTGAAGTCTGGTGCACCGACGCGCTGGACGGCGACGACTGGTTTTTTACCGTCGATGCCGAAACCGATCTGCGGATTTATGACCGGGTACAGCTGGTAGTTGATGCCAACGGCACCCCGGACAACTACGCCGATGATCGCGTTATTGATGCACTTTACTGCCATGACTGCGACAACGTGGAAGATTGAACCGAAAGGAGCGCAGAGCATGACAACAGCCGCCAGCCGTGAAGATCAGGTTTTGAACCAGCAGGAGCGCGAAAGCGACGACTGCGCCGGGTGCCCGTTCGCAGGTGTCAACACCTGCCGGAACCAGTGCCATGAAGTGACCGCCATCTATAACCCGAACTTGACCCACTGAAAGGAGTGCAGCAACATGATGACACTTGTACAGATCCGTGAACGGAACCGCAAGGAGAACGCCGCAGCCCGCCGCCTGCAGGCCGCCGGGTATCGGCTGGAAGGATGGGACCCCCGCACCGGGCAGCGGATCGCCGCCCAGATCACCGGCGAGAACACCAACGACGAACGCCGCACGTTCTACGCCTTCCCCACCTGGCAGGATGCCGCCGCCGCTCTTTTGGGCTGAACGCCCCGGACACTCTAGCAGGGCCGCACCGCAAAGCAGCCCCGCCCCACTACCCCGGCAGCCGCTGGGAGATCATCACGAACACCAACACAACAAGCAAAGGAGTGTTACACATGACTAACAACGAGATCATTTATAGCGAAGTCAACGCGAAGTATCACACCCCCGAACAGCGCCGCGCCATCCTGGCGCTGGCCTACACCCCGGAGCAGATCGCCGCCAAGGGCAAAGAGATCCACTTCAAGGACGTGCCCGAAGAGCAGCAGGGCGAAGAGCTGGAAAAGCTGCTGCTTGCTGGCCTGTTCCACACGTTCCACGAATGGAAGGAGCGCGGCAAGAGCGTCAAGACCGGCGAGAAGGCCGCGATTGATACCCGGCTTTGGAAGCTGGACACCCGCCCCCGCAAGACCCGCAGCAGCGGCAAGGAGCCGGACGCGCTGACCAAGGCAGCCGAAGAGCAGGACGACAACGGGAACTATTACAAGGCACCTGCGCACCTGTTCCACATCGGGCAGGTGGAAGCAAGCCGCCCCGCACCCGCTGGACGCTTTAAGAGCCTGGACGAGATCCGCGCCTATAACAAGATGCTGGCGGATCAGCGCAAAGCCGCCAAGGCCGCCGCAGAGCAGGCCGCCAGCGCCCCGGCCCCCATCATCACCGAAGAGCGCCACGAATTGCCGGAGCTGGTCCACGTTGACCCGCTGCCCGCCAAGAAGGCCGCAAAGAAGGCCAGCAAGCCCACCGCACCGAAGAGCGCAAAGAAACCCGCCGCCACGAAGAGCGCCCCACAGAAGAGCGCGCAGCCCGCCCCGGATGCACTCCGCACCGCACAGCAGGCAGAGCGCAAGGCAAAGGCCGCGTTTATCGCCGTGCCCGAAACGGACCGCAAGGCGCAGGCCGCCGCGCTGGACGCCTGGCGCAAGACCCGGAAGGCCGTAGAGGACGCCAAGAGCGCCCCTGCCGCCGTGGCTGTGCTGGATGAAGCGCCGGTGAAACAGCTGGACTTTGAGAGCATCGCCGCCGGTCTGCTGGCATGATTCACCACCACGAAACCGGATATTTTGGCAGGGCTGCACCGGGCAAAGCAACCCCGCCCCACTTCCCACCGGCACCCCGCCGGGAGGATCACCACAAAACGAAACACGAAAGGAAGTTTGAACCATGAAAAAGTTTAGCAACGTCATCGACCAGATCAACGAGGTTTTGCGCCAGCAGTGGACGCTGCGGGACCTGCGCCGCAAGGCAGAGTGCACCGGCCACCCCGCGGAGGTGCAGCAGCAGATCACCGCTGCCCGCCTCCGCCTCATCTGTGCCCGCCGCGGCTACCTGCTCACCGCCTGACCCGCCCCGGATGCTCTGGCAGGGCTGCACCGGTACAAAGCAGCCCAGCCCCACCACCCCGGCAGAGCGCCGGGCACGAAAACCAGAACGAAACACGAAAAGGAGTTTTTGCAATATGAAAAGAGCAACCAGCACCCCCGCCGGCCTGAACGTGAAGAAGATCACCGCCTATCTGAAAGGCCAGGCCAAGAACCGCAACGCCGTGCGGATCACCTGCCAGGGCGGCAGCGTGTACATCTTCACCGGCTATGCAGCGTTCAAGCTGCCCGCCGTCCTTTACCCGGAAGTGATCCAGCCCGTGACCATGCAGGCAGCCCCCGCCGATGGTGTGACCATCGTTTCCAGCGATGACGGGTTTGTGGCCAACGATCCGCACCAGCTGACCGCCGCGCAGATGTTCCAGAAGCTCAGCAACTGCAAAGAAGAGGTCAAGCGCACTTCTCTTTTGCAGGAAGTCGAGATGAAGGGCAAGGTCTGGGGCACGTTCCGAATGTTCCGCGATGGATCCCGGCCCATCATGATAAATTCGGAGTATGACGCTTTTGTGGATCATCACGAATTTGTTTACCACGGCAGCAACAACCCGCTTGCGCCCATCCTGGCAACTGACACCGCAGACCCAAAACGCGCCGCCGTGGCCGTGCTCATTGCCCCGATGAAGGCGAACGACGAAATACAGCAGGTATGCAACCGCCTGTTTGCATGACCTGCACCGGATGCCCTGGCAGGGTCCGCACCGGATAAAGCGGCCCAGCCCCACCGCTCAGCATTCCGCCGGGCATATCACGAAATACGAAAAGAGGTTTACACGATGACCACCCCAAACGATTCCCTGGACTTCTACCCCACGCCGGACAGCCTGGCCTTTGATATGGTTTTCTCCCTGCGGGAAGTAAAATCCGGGTTCACCACCTACCCGAAACCCATTCTTGAACCGTCCGCCGGTGATGGAGCGCTTGCGCGTCAGGTCCATGCCCTGGCGTTCAACGTCCACCACGACCACAAGACCGGCGAGGTTGACTACTACGACAAGGAAAAGGCACGAAGCGCGGAGTTTGACTGCATCGAGCTTTCCAGCGACTTCCGCGCCGTTCTGAAGAAAGACGGTTTTCGGGTGGTGCATGATAACTTTCTGACCTTCCGCCCCACCACGAAATACGCCGCAATCGTCATGAATCCGCCTTTCTCCGCTGGTGCCGCGCACCTACTCAAAGCGCTGGATGTCATGCAGGACGGCGGCAAAATCCGCTGCCTGCTCAACGCCGAAACCCTGCGCAACCCCTGCACCAACGAACGGAAAGAGCTGGCCGCAAAGCTGGAAGAGCTGCACGCCACGGTAAAATATATCCCGGATGCGTTCAAGAACGCCCGCCGCGCCGCCCGCGTGGAGGTTGCGCTTGTGTCGGTGGACATTCCCGACCGGGAGCCGGTGAGCCGGATCCGGTTGGATCTGAAAAACGAAACCGCAGAGCGCTTGAAAGAAAACCCGGAGTTTGCCGCCCTGGTATCTTCCGACCCCATCACGGCAGCCATTGAGCGGTACAACGCCGCCGCAGAGGGTGTGCGCCGGATCTATGAAGAGTACAACGGAATCAAGTCGTTGTTTTCCTCTGCCGGCGCTGGTAAGAAAGAAAACCCTGTGATGGCTTTCACGAAATCTTATAACGACGCTATTCGGGAACTGCGCGGGATGTACTGGAAGCAGCTGTTTGAAATGCCGCAGCTGTTCGATGCGATGACCTACGAAATGCAGCAGGATTACCAGAAGCGGATCAAAGAGCTTGAAGGCTACGACTTCAGCGCGTACAACATTCTGACCGTCCGGGAAGAAATTTCACGAAATCTTCTTTCCAGCATCGACCACGAAATTATAAAGCTGTTCGACGACTGGACGAACCTGCATTATAACGACGAGTACAGCAAGAACGTGCATTATTACAACGGCTGGTGCACGAACTCCGCGTACAAGATCAACCGCAAGGTGATTTTCCGCTGCAACGCCTTTGATACATACGATGGGCGTTTCTGCCCCCGGTACAACGCAACAGGCCATGTTGCCCAGATCGAGCGGGTGCTGCACTTCCTGGACACGAACGGCAAGCCCTACAATGGGGACGAACTCCGCGCCGTGCTGGATGCCGCCGAAAAGAGCGGCCAGACCCAGAAGATCCAGCTGCACTATTTCACCGCCACGTTTTACAAGAAAGGCACCTGCCACATTGAGTTTACGAACACGGACGTTTTGAAGTCCTTCAACCTCTACGCCGGACAGCGCAAAGGCTGGCTGCCGCCCACCTACGGCAAAAAGAGTTACCACGACATGGCCGCCGCAGACCGCCGGGTAGTTGACAGCTACGAGGGAGAGGCCAGCTACACCGACACTCTCACCCGGCACCTGATCCCCACGCAGAGCACGTTTTTACAGTTGAACGCTTAACACGAAACCGGATATTTTGGCAGGGCTGCACCGGACAAAGCAACCCCGCCCCATCTTCCCGACATTTACGTCGGGAACATCACGAAACAGAAAGGAGGTGTTTTCATGGTTCGATGTTGGATATACTCCGCCGGGCGGGATCAATGCCAATGCTACAACGTGGATGACGAAAACTTGGCCGATCTGGCAGCGCAGGCGCAGTTTTTGGAGGACTTCCGTGCCCAGCGTGCAGCGAACCCTGCATTATACCGGCAGCTGCTCAATATGCTGATGCCCGCCGCCGATGCCATTCCCATGCGCAACTATACCGGTCTGCCGTTCTGACAGCCAGCACCCCGGCAGCCCGCCGGGGTCATTCTGGTATCTCTGCACGAAATCTTCTTGTCTTTTATTGCTTTTGTTTGCGTTTTGTTCTATCATGACAGTAACGAAACACGAAAAGGAGGTTTTCTGTTATGACTATGATTCCCGCATTCGGCCCATGGCCAGAGCACCCCGCAGACGCTGACGAAGAAAAGCGCCTTGCCAGCGCCCAGCAGAGCAAGACCACCCCGACCAGCATTGACAAGGAACACGAAACCGGTGTTTTTTACGGCTCCGGCAAGGATCCTTACCAGACCACCCTTGCAAGCTGCACCTGCAACGATTTTGTGCGCCGGAAAAAGCCCTGCAAGCACGTTTTCCGGCTGGCTATGGAACTTGGCATCATCGACGCGGCATACAAGACCGGGCGCAGCACCGGCGAACGAAATGAGGCGCAGATCAGCTTTGCGGACAGCATCGAACTGGTTGAACAGCTCTCTGATGCAGCACAGAACGAAATCAAGGAAATGCTGTACTACACCAGTGAACGCATTGAGACCCGCCAGAAGCCCGTAACCTGCCACGAACTGGATCTGATCCCAGAACTACGCACCTCGCCGCTCCTGCACGAAAACCCTTACCCGCTGGAAGAAGTGCTGAACGATCTGCCAAAGCCCCTTGTTGTGCAGCTACTGGATCTGGTGCACCGGGAAGGCAAGCCGAAACGAAATGCAGCTAAAGCCGTAATGGCTGCATGGCTGGCGCAGAACGCGCCCATGCTGGCAAAAGAGCTGCCGCCTTGTGCGTCCTTCTCTTTCGTGGAGGTGTTCGACAAAGCCCAGCGCGATGTTTACAAGTACCTGCACCGCAAGTACGACACGGAAACAGACTGGTACACCGGCGCAGAGTATCCCGCCGGGGCTGTTCCTGCGGCAGACGGGTCTACTTACTACTTCCCAGAGGACAGAGTTACCGATGCCCTCACGAAACGCGGTTTTAATCGCTGCCTGAATGGTTACATCCCGGAGTAAAGAATCTTACTTCACGAAATCTTACTTTTTAACCACGAAATTTGCAATTTATCTGCAAAAATCCGGTCTTAGCCACGAAAAGCAGCTTTTTAACCACGAAATTCACTTTTTTGTGATTGAATTGAACTTTTTCGTTATCAAAACTTCAACTCATTCACTAAAACGGCACGAAATGGAGCATATTCATGGACGAAATTGAATTTTTTGCCCCGTGGCGTTTGGTCGCTGCTTTTGCGGACGGCTCCCGCCTGCTGTTCGATGGTCTGACGGAAGAACAGGCCAAAGACGCAATGGAAGCCGCCCAGGAAGAGCACGGCGACATTGGTTACTGGAACCGGGTCACGGATCAGAACTATGAGGACGGCAGGTATTACAAGACCGTCCCGCCACCGCCCTGCATCAACATCGTGGACTACGACGGCTACACCGGTCCGCTGGACGAAAACGGTCTGCCGGTAGGTCTGGCTGAACAGATTGCCCAGGCCAACGTAGAGGAAGGCCGGGATCCCAACGAGGCGCAGATCATCATCAAGCGCAACGCTCCGCCGGATGACCAGCCGCCACACGAAAAGTAAATCACGAAATTCAAAAAGCCCGCCGGGTCGATGACCTGACGGGCTTATGGTGTTGAAAGGATGGTTTGTATGAAGTTAAACATGGATTGCGTCCGCGCCGTTATGCTTTGCGTAGAAGAGTACACAGACTATAACCACTATTGCTATTTCATTTCTTACCAGAAAAACAATGTGAACGACTTCCTGCTGGATGACCCGGAAACACCGCCAGCCTACCAGCTTAAACTTGAAAAGACCTACGACAACGACGATCTCTTTTACGCCGTTGAGTATTGCGTCAAATCCGGGTTTGTTGAAACGCTTTTCTCGAAAGACACTTATCGCATTCCCGTTTCCCGCATTACGCCTGATGGGCATAGATTTCTTGAAAACATTCGGTCTGATACGAACTGGGAAAAGGTCAAAAGCGTTGCCAAAAAGGCCGGCTCTTTCAGCGCAGATGTGATAATCGAGATTGCAAAGAACGTAGCTGTGGAAGCGGCCAAACATTTTTTAACCAACACCTGATGAGCCTTCCTACCTCTGCATTTTCCAATTCGGTTTGGATTGCCGCTTCGTTGTACCAGATCTGCTTTTCTTTGATTCCAGTTTTCACGATTTCTTTTGCGATGGTTCTAACGGCATATTCTCGCGGGCTTATCATGCCGCCGTCAATCTCAATTTTGATCTTCACTTTGTCCTCCTTCGCGTAAATCCGGTTCAGCTGCCCGCCTTTCAGATTGGCAGTCCAGCAGCGGCTCTCCTGAATCCGAGAATATCGGTTTTGCTCTAATTTGACGTATCATAGCTTCGCACAGATCCTTTACCTCTTCTTCCGATTCCAGGACTATTTTGCCATCATTTCCTCCAAAGACTTCAATTCCGCCCTCTCTCCGTGGAATCACAGACCAGCGCAGATCAAACAGCACATCCTCGTTCCCCGGAAATTCTCCGCCCGGAAGGTCAAACATTGCTATTCCGCCAGACGGTTCAACAATTTCATCATCGGTCAGTTCAATTTTGATTCCCATTTTCAGTCTCCTTTGCACGAAACCCGGTAGGCCAACTGCCCGCCGGGTTATTTCTATGCCTGTTTTCAGATTTTCGGGGTAGTCGTGTTTGTTTTTCTGCGGATGATGGACACGATTTTGCGGAAGCGCCTGTGCATGAGGTTCCACAGGCCGCCTTGCCTATAAGATAATATCGCCCTCCGCCCAGGCATCCGCCCGGCAGCGTTCCTCGCGCACGTTTAACGCACGCGATAATAAAGCGCCGCACTCCGGGAGCCGTTCCAGACCGCTGCCCAGCTGTGCAAGAGCTACGTTCCGCAGGTACTTCAAGTGCTGCACACTGTACGGAACTTTCTGCTTCACTTCATGCCATTTTTTGTGGCTGATGTAGAACTCGGTCAAAATCATATTGTGGCCACTGTCCAGCCTGTTCATTTGTCCCTGGATGATACGCTGATCTCCCAGCAAAACCGCCCGCTGCTGTTCCAGCTGGCGCAGCCGTTCACCAATGCCCAGTTCTTCCATTTTGCACGCCATCATTGCGGTACTATCTCCGTGAGATCCGCCGTGCGGCATCCCATCTGCGCCCATGCCCCGCATAGGGTCTATTTCATCGTTCAGCGCGGCACACTGGCGGCGGATGATCTCAATCCGCTGCGGGATGTCTGCGTAATATTTCAAAATTGCCTCCGCCTCGTGTACCTTCACTGCTCAATCCTTCCGAAATTCAAAAATCTTTCTTGAAAAGGGGTTTGCCGAAAATGGGATCTTCTCCCTCCACGCGCTCCACCATGGCACCTACGCCGTAGATTATCCTCAATGACGCGGCGCAGACGGTCATAGGCCACCTCTTCTCCGTCCTTGCTCCATTCAAGGAACTGGGCATAGTTCGCCTTGGCTTCTTTCTTCACAGCCTCGATCTGTTCAGGGGTGTATCCCATTTCTTCCAGCGATTCCGCCATAAAGCGGATAATCATTTTTGCGGCATCGCGGCGCTCCGCCAGAATGCGCAACTTTTTTTCAGAGCCTACCAGATCGCCCGCCGGGAGCCAGAACTCTTCCGGCATCAGGTGGGCGGTGCGCTCTCTTAACCGCTTCCGGGCTTCCGGTGTCCCGTACTTGTCGAGATCCAGAATGTACCTGGATGCAGCATTGTTCATTTTCAGGGTCAGAATAGTGGATTCTTTCTCGCCCCAGTCCCAGAGATCATGCGCCGCTGCAATGGTGCAGTACGAAACAACCTGTCCGATTGCTTCACGGTTCAGCATAGTGCGGCGCTTCGACTTGCTGATGTTGATTTGCTGGTTTACCGCGTTCTGGATGCTCTGCCGGTAGAATGCCGGCATCCTTGCTCTGCTTTTGCCCATGATTGTTCCTTTCCCGCCTGTTCAGCCAGGCGCTTCCACTCTTTCGTTTCTGCTTTTGTGTCCGGTGTGATGATCTCGACAAAGCCCCAGCCTTTCGGTTTGGCTATGAGGTCGATAAAAAGCCGACGGCGATAGATATAATCCCGCTGTGCTTTTCGGGTAAACTTCGACTTGATCT